ATATAATTTCATGGTCGATTACCCAGCTTGCTCTTGCTGGTATTTGTACATTAATCTATCACTTTTTATTGAAGGATGCTCTATCCTTCAATATTAGTTTTTTAAATTGGGTAGGAATAATTATTATTTCCTCATGCATTATTCCATCTGGTAGAATTATCAAACCTCAGACCCCTACTCCTGGAGAATCGAATATAATGAAAAATAGATTCGAATCAGAGGATTCCAAGTATTCTCTCTTTAATACAATAATCAATCGATCGAAGGATAAGAATGGAAGATAAAGAATTAAAAAAGCATCTTACTTATTTAAAAATGGCAAGTGAATGGTCTCAAAATTCATGTTGTCGTAGAAAAAAAGTAGGAGCACTTATTGTTAAGGATAACATGATTATATCAGATGGATATAATGGTACCCCTAGTGGATTTGCAAATGATTGTGAGGATGTAGATGGTAATACTCAATGGTATGTTCTACATGCCGAAGCAAATGCGATTACTAAGCTTGCAAAATCTACTCAGAACGCAGACGGATCTACTCTATATGTTACTCTTTCTCCTTGTAAAGAGTGTTCTAAATTAATAATCCAATCTGGGATTAAGAGGGTAATATTCAAGGAAGAATATAGAGAAACAAGTGGACTTAAAATATTAAAAGAAGCCGGAATCGGCCTTCTTAGGTTAGATTATGGAAAATAGAACAATTGAAATAATATTTATAAGAGAGTTTAAAGGATTCACTTCTAAGTTAGGAAAGAAAAGAAAAGATGACTATATTCTAAATGTTAGTAAAATAATTAAGGATAAATTTAATTCTAAATTCATCATACCTAATAAAGTTCAGTCATTCATAATTAATTATGAAATTAAAAAGCTCTTAGATAAGGCAATCAATATTAAAAACGAAAAATACACCAGAATAATATATTTAAATTCCAATCTTTCAATTGGGATAATAAAAAATGCAATGCAATTTATCTCAAATGAATATGATCCTATCTTATTTAGATACTCCTTAATTGAACCTAAAGAGTTTGATAAGGATGGAATGGAATCAGTTAAGGATCTTAAAATTATTAGATCTTAATAATTATTTTTCAAGAAGATCGTTTATATCTACTTCAATCTTAAGCTCAGTTCCCTTAAATAATTCAGATGTCATAAAGTAAGATGGCCCATATATTTTTTTTTCTCCTTTATTTAAAACAAATTCATTAACATTAATTATTGATTCAGCATCTATAGCTGCTCCGCTAGATAGGTTTTTACCTATTAATTCAGTAGCGGGTCTAGATTTACATGTAAATTTATATTCATCTAGTGGCTTTACAAAATTGATTCCCAAATCAATTAATTCCCACCTGTTAATCCATTTAGGTTTTCCCGCTTCATTCATTTCACCAGATTGAACCAATTTTCCTCTTAATATTCCAACCCCTGATATATTTTTAATTGATCGATCTTCTGGGTTTTCAAACATCGCATTTAAAATAACCTCATCGATTTCTATATCAACTAGATAATTAACATCAAGTCCAACCCATCCCTCAGATAGCTTCTTTTTAGTATTAAATACATTTAAGATTCCTGCACCCTTATTTTCACCTTCTGTCGCAGCTAAACTTGAAATTTTAACCTTGATTTTAGGTGGAAGATCGGCATCAAAAAATACTCTAGCCGCTGGCTCCATTTTATTTAAATCTAAAGTAATTGTTGACGGATTAACATTGGTATTATTGATTAAATTTTTATCAATAGCCTGATTAACTCTTTTAATAACGGTTCCCCTAGTTGCCGGGTTTCCTAATAATTTAATTAATAATACATTCATATCGGATCCTGATCCGCCTTGCTCTTCCTCAAAGATCGAAGCATAATTAGATTCCGAGACTTTTCCCTGAACTTCCTTCCATCTTTTAAAATTTAATATCATATCTTTAAATTATTTTATGCAATTTGGGTAATATCAACGTCTACTACTCCAGTTTTTTGAGGTACGTAGCTGCTTATTTTTAGATCCTTATCCTTTAATATTGGTATCGCAGTATTATTAATTTTTACTTTTAAATTAGCTTTTCCGTTATTAATACTTAGAGCAATAGGTGAATTAACAAAAGGACCTTCTTTAATTTCAGTAGATCCAGAAACTCCAATACTTTTAATAGTCCATGTCATTAATAAATTTTGTTTACTCAATTGCTCCTCAGAAATATTGTAATCAATTGATATATTTATTAATATTGGAATAGAAATTCCGTTAGGGTTAATCTTTTTTAACTCTGAATTTGTTATATTTATTGAAAGAGTAATTGTTCCAGTTATAGTACCAACCAGAGGATTTGACTCGCTTGGAATAATTTTAGCAACTGCAGCTTTACCTAACCAATGGGAAATCTTAATACTGTCTCCTAATCCCCCGGCAATAGCAATTGGGTATCTTCCGCCATCAGGATCATTTTTAAAGTAATCCTGAATTGCTGTCTGAATATTAATTGGATCAATCTTTGCCTTGTCTGGACTTGTGTTGTATTTTTTATTTACTTCTGAGTCTATTACTTGATTAATTCTTTTCTTTAGTGATTTAAGAGCAACTTCGCTACTTAATAGCTTTTTAAATTTTTCAGCAATCCACTTATCATCAGTTGGTATATCTTCAGCCGGTGGATTTTCTGATTTAATTGCAGAATAGTAATCATAGTCTCCGGTTAGACCAGGTCCTCCTTCAGGAGCATTAGTAGAAGTATCGTGCCATTGAGATGGAGTATATTGAACATCTCCAGCTAGAGGATCTAAATCATTATATCCTTGCTCAAATACCTTACTCCAGTCTCTATAGTTCTTAATTACCTTCATTATATTTATTTATTTGTAAATTCAGGCACTCCCTGTAAATACTTATCTAGACTATATCCTTTATATTTATTCAATTCTGCTACTATTGATTTTTCTAATGGCGTCTGTAAATTAAATTCCCAATTATAAATCTCATTTCCAGTAAATGTATTTTCCCACCAAATTTTAGCGGTTGATTTTCCGTTCTCTTTATTATAAATTTTAAAATAAGGTAAAAAATTTGAAAGCGAATTATCACTGAATAGCCCAGATAAATCAGATTCTCCGATGGTTTCTAATGATAAGGATTTAAATTTAATAGTTAAGGCCTTTTTATCTAAATCTACATCTCCTTCTAATTGTAAATCTCCATTTACTTCTATATCTACTCCACTTGTTTTACCTCCTTTAATTTGAGTTATAATCGAAATAGTACCATTAACATCGGCTTTTATCGTAGGGGCTGCATCCTTAATTTTAGAAAGAGCAGGATTGTTAATTTCAACTACTTCAACATTTAAATTGTCTAAAGATATATAAATGCCATAAGGAGTTAGTGTATTTTCAATAAAATTTATTCCTTCCTCTTTTCCCCATTCAACTACATCATCTTTAATCTCTCCTATTTTATCAAAAGCTGCCTGTATTTCTTTTTGATGGAATGTATTATTAGGATCCAATTGCAATACATTCCATCCGTCGCTAATTGCCTTTGCCGTTGCTTCTCCTGCACTGATTACCCCGTCTTTAACGTTAGTTACAATTTTCTTTCCAGTATTATAAGCATCGTCAAATCCTTTCTTTGCCTCTTCTCCAAACCATTTTGCATCGTCCCATAATTTATCTAAAAGTGATTTCGAGGCCTCTTTTTCTTTATTTTTAGTTTCCTCATCCCATTCATATAAAATTGCTCTAAATCTTCTGTAATCCGATTCAGATATTTTATTTTCCTTCCATAATTTAATAACTGCGTCTAGACCCTCCTCGCTCATAACATCCTTCTTATTATAAAACTTTTTAGGAAGTTTTTTCTTAAGGGTTCTCAATAAATCAGATTCAGCAAGAGCAATTGCTTCCCATGCTTTATATGTTTTATCAGATTTTGGCATCAATATAGTTCTACCGGCCGCCTTAGTTTTTGCTTTTAATTTGTTAATCCAAGTTGATATTTTGCCGGTTTTCTTATCTAATTTTATTACTACCTCATCAAATTCTCTCTCCAATACTAATCTAATTCCAAGATCATCCGGATTATTTGTAAATAAAGATTTAGGAACAACTCGATGTCCTTCTTCATTATATTTTTCACATCTATCCCAGGCTGCCTTTTTTTCTTCTTCAGATGCGCTTTCTCTTATTACTATTTCATCTATGACGTTATATTTTACAAGACTGACCTCGTTTCCTTCAGAATCAACTGTTTGTTTATAATATTCATCCTGTTCAAAAATAGCAAATGGCTTAATATAATACATAGATTCGTTGGTTTTCATCGAAGATTCTATATTCTTTTGAATATCATAAAAACTAGATTTTATCCCAGGATCTTTAATAGTAATATTTTTAGGAAACTTTATAGCCTTATTTATATCCTCTTTTGCAAGATCTATTATCCCTAGATTGTATAAGCTAATATATGTCCAACTTATTCTTGCTTTACTGTTCCAGAGAAGTTGAAGAAAATTACCTTTTGCCCAGTTAACAACATCATTAGTTATTTGAGCAGGTAGGCCCTGTTGATTGACTGTAGCTAGGGTCTGTCCACTTGTCTTTTTAATTTCATTAAATATGAAACCTCCCCACTTAGCTGAAAATCTACCTTGCGATGTTGATTTAGTTTGGGCTCCTTCTAAACTTTCATATAAAAACCAAGGCTCGTCTGATCTAGCATAGAGTAGAAAAGGCCCAGTTGACCCTATAAATTTAGTTTGACCGTTTTTAGTACACTTTGCTCCTTTAAATGAAATCTGTATCAGATTTACTCCTTCTGTTCCAGATTGATCTCCGGATATTTTTAATTCCGGTTGGGAGTTAATAAAAATTACGTTTGCTGATTGATCTGTTCCTGACCATAAGACATCTCTAGTCCATTCTAGCCAATTTGGTATTAAGGATCTCTGTTCGTCTTGTTCTAGGATAGAAAATTTTAAAAAGGAATTTTGATCAAAATTGAGATTAGATTCAACTATTCTATTCCAATCAGAATAATTTAGAATTGCCCTTTTTAAATTCATTCGATGCCAAAGATTATTTAGATTTTTTGTATTTTCCTCTTTTATGAGTTTTGCAATCTTTGCAATCACAATCTGATTCACATTCACACTCGGATTCTAAAATAAATCTAGTAAAGTTAGAATGGCATTTACCTTCGTTTGTTTCTCCAACTTCTACCGTACCAATTCCAGTATTATTGTAAAGATCCGGGTAATCGTAAGGATTCTTTTTAAATTCTTGTTTATGAACTAGATCTCCACCCATTGCCTTATAAGTTGGATTAAATACTTGATTTTTAAAAGTATCGTCTCTTTTAACAGTTCTCTGAAACCCAGATAATTTTCTATCTTTATCAATGAACTTTCCTCTGCCATCCTTCAAAAGTTTAGCAGACTTAGGGCCACCGAATCCTGGCTTTTTAAGATTCATATAATCATCAAATGTATGAACATCTCTTCTTTGAACATTAAAAGTTTCCATCCTTAGTCTTATTTTATTTAAACTGCAATCTGTCCGATTCTAGTTTCTCTCCAAGTATCAGAAGTAAAGCTAGCTGTAATTTTGTATATGTCAGTTGTACTATAGCCTAGAGTCATTGCACTTAATTCCTTATCTAGGAACATGTTAACGAATGTAAATTCTCTAAATATATCACCTGCCTTATTAAAGATAACTAATCTTGCACTACCAACATAATCTCTCTTTAATCCTTGTCTTCCTGTTAATGGATCGTAAATTAAATCTGCCCATGCTCTTAATGTATTATAAACATACATATTGTTTTCATTATCTAAGTTTACCTCAAATGTACATGATAACTTAGCGAGGGTCTCATTTGGAGTTGCTGCCGCATATGCTCTTTTAGAAAACTTATAGAATTGTGTAACTGACCCAGCTGTCATCTGTTCAGGAATACCAGAAACTGTTAATATTTGCTCTACTAATAGTGGAGCATTAGCATCCCCAGCTAAACCTGCAGGAGGGTTTATAACAAACTCAAACTGGTTTTGAAAAATAGGTTCGTAACTATTTCTAGATGCTACCGAATTATCCCAATGTGGAAGTGGCATATTAATTAGATTATTTTAATTTATTTATTCGTTTATTTCCTACTTTTTTAAACGTATCATTAGTTTAATATTCGTCTGAAAATAAAGTTTCAATATCGTTTCTAGATGAATTCCAAAGATTATGTGATCTACTTGAAAAAGTTTCTACATTTACTCGATCTCCAGCAAATTTTAAATGCAGAGATGGAATAATTGTTTGAAATACCAAATCAGATTTATTATCAATTAGATCATACTCTTTAGCTGCGGATATTTTAACATTAGATCTTTCACTTATCTCTATATCCACTCCACTACCCTTTACTCTAATATTAAAATTAGACCAAGGATCTAAGGTTTCCCCATCTGCTTGATCTACCAGACCGGTAGAAATTTTTAGCACTACGTTTGGATTTCCATTATCGATTCCTGATGTAGAAATTTCTCTTAAGTAGATTTTATTTGTCTTAAAGCTTACTCTATATTGAGTATTTGTAAAGTGACGCTCATTGATATCTGCCTCCTTATCTGGAGCAGCATCTAATTCTACTGAATACTGTGGAGATATTTGTCTCTTAATAAATCTTGATGCTAGATCAAATTTTCTTTTTAAAATGTTTATCTCAGATAGTACATAATACACGGAAGTAGCCTGTCCAGACTTATAATTTAAGTCTGGAAAAACTTTAACTTCATGTAATTTGGTATTTATGTCTTTTTGGTCGAAAACAGTCCTGCCGTTCTCAATTATCCAAGATATGTCATGCGAAACTTTTGCCTGAAAAATAACTCCTCCATCCTTTGCACTAGAATCGTCGAAATAGCCTTCATATACCTGGTTCATAGGCTAGTCCTTTTTCTTATCTAAGCTGTCTCTGGTTAGAGTATAATTTTTCCAAAGCTCACCATAAATATCGCAAGATGCTCCTAAGAAATTAATGATACCAACGAATTTTTGCTTTTGCTCACCTTCCATTCTAGCAACTCTATTACCGATCTTTTTAGCATCGTTAACTGTTAATTCCTCCTCAGGTCTTTTACCAACGAGTTTCTTCAAATCTCCCTTCTTTTCAAGCAGAGCAAACTGACTAAATTTTGTAATGGCTCTCATTATAAGAAATAATTTTATTTTTTATTGCTACCCATAGAAGCGCTCTTCTTCTTAATATTAGCTAGGTGTTGCTTAGTGTATTTATCAAGGTGAGCGGTGTTTTTACCAGAAATTGGTCCAGTTACCATTCCTTGATTAATCCCAGATGCTGATTTTGCATCTTTGTTTGCAACGTTTCCTTTACCGCTATATCCATTAGCTGCGCTTTTGAATACTGACATAAACTGATTATAGTTCATTACAGGGTTTTTCATTATATCCGGATTTTTTTATTATTTATCTTAATACTTCGATAAATTTTAGTAATTTTAAATAAACCAATAAAAATGGAATTACAAAATTGTCCGAATGACTGTTATGTTAGAATATTGGAGCAACGTGACCCTGCGCCTTACTCGGGATATAAAAAAGGGGATCAAATTGATTTAGAAGTGATGATTGCTCAATACGAATATGAAAATGGAGAAGTAGAATCTGCTCCCGTGAGATGTGCTCCTGGATCCCCTCAGGTTTTTCCTGGAGATATTGTTCATTTTCAACATATAGACGGAATGTATTCATTCGGTTATAAAATTGATGAAAAAACTCTAGAGCGTCTTGAAATTGTTCATATTGCAGCATGGACGCTAGTTAAAACTTTAGATATTCCAACATGCCAGAACTAGCTGAAATAAGAATAATGTCAGATTACATAAATAGAGTTTGCCAAGGTGTAGATTTTACTTCATTTGGCTTCTCTAGTAGTGCAATGGATCGTAATCTAGGAATAGTTCAACCCTCTGATTTACAAATATTTAGTATTACTGCCGAATCTAGAGGTAAAGAATTAATACTCAATTTAACACAGGGAAGGAATATTTTTATGAAAATTAGCTTTTCAATGGGAATGTCAGGGAGCTGGAAATTAATAGATGATCGTACCGAGAGCATTCCAAAACACACTCATCTTAAATTCAATTCCATTTCTAGATTTAGTTTATGTCTTGTTGATGTTAGAAGATTTGCAAAGTGGAAGGTTGTTACAGATTGGTCTCAAAACCGAGGACCTGATCCAACTAGAGAATATGACGCATTTGTGGATAACTTGCATCGCAATAAAAAAAGAAAGGTATTCAATAAGCCCATCTGCGAAATCTTAATGGATCAAAAATACTTCAATGGTATTGGAAATTATCTTAGAGCTGAAATTTTATATAGAGCGGATATAGATCCATGGTTGCCTGCAAATGAAGCGGTTGAGCGAGATGAATTATTATCTCTATGTAAACAGATTCCAATTGAAGCCTATCAAATAGGAGGAGGGTCAATTAAGGATTGGAAAAATCCTAATGGAGTACAAAAGGTAAACATAATGGATTGGATGCAGTGCTATGGCAAAGAAGCAAGCACAATAGACGGAACCGGCAGAACCCTTTGGTTTAATCATAAATATTCTAAAAATGATTAATAAAATAAAGAATGCGATAAAGAGATGGTGGAGACGCAATATAGTCGACCGGTGTCCACCTGAATTAGAAGATGAAGAGTTTTCAAATAAATACAGAAAATAATGACAGAAAAAGAAGTTCAATTACTAGGATTTACCAAGCACGAATTTTCAGATAGTTCATATCTAGATTCAAATGGAGTATGGGTACCTGATATCGAAGATTACTATTATGTCTTTGATATTTGCAATGGAATGAGTTTCATTACCGGCAGTAAAAGCGAGATTCTTGAAGATGAATGGTATGTTGATGTGTTTAACACTGAGCATCCTATTAGATTTTATAATTTTGCAATCGTCCAGGGCCTAATTAATCAATTAAGTGCTGCAATGATTAAATCTTAAGGATTTAATCCCGGTATAATAATTAAAGGTCCGCTAGCTCAGCTGGATAGAGCAACTGCCTTCTAAGCAGTAGGTCTCAGGTTCGAATCCTGAGTGGATCACGAGGCTGGGTAGCTCCCGGATGAACTTAGGGCGGTATCGGGCTAGCCTAAGAGAGATTGACAAAAAGCCCGTCCATAGTCAGGTGGGTGTAATGAGGGATTGGTCCCGAGTCCAGTAAAATGGTTGCTTATCCGGTTCGAGTCCGGCCCTGACTGCGCAAAAAACACGGATGGAGTTTCCTTACCTCTTTGGAGATGGGTTTTAAAAATCTAACGGTCCTATAGCTCAGCCGGTTAGAGCAACTGACTCATAATCAGTAGGTCCCTGGTTCGAGCCCAGGTGGGACCACTTAAATAAAATAGAATTTGAAAAAGATTAACCTTAAGTATGATCCAAGACCTCAACAATTAGAGATTCTAGATTTCGTAAAAAACTCTATTGAGTCTGAGAATAAAAAATTCATGATGGTTGATGCTCCAACTGGAGTAGGTAAATCTTTTGCAGCAGTAATGATTGCTGACTGGTATATTAAGGAAGTTAATCCTAGAGCAAGGGTTACTATGTTAACCAACAGTAAAATTCTACAAGATCAATATGTTAAAGATTTTGATTTTATATCCTCATTAAAAGGCAGTAATTCATATTGGTGTAGAAATAGTATGATGGCATGTGGAGAATCTAAGATTCTTAATAAGGCTAAAGAAAATTCTAAAGGATGCAATGGATGCCCTCATTCAATTGCCCAATCTGGATTTGTTAAAGATAGATTAAGCCTAACTAATTTTCATTTAATTACTGCTTATTCTATGTATAGTCCAGATATCTTAGCTGATAGAGGAGCTAATTTATTAATCATAGATGAAGCTCATGAATTTGAAGAAACATTCTGTGATTTTATATCCTCAGTCTTTTCTAAAAAATCACTTACTATTCTAGATATTTGGGAAGAATATATGGCTAAGGATTTTGAAGAAATAATTACTATTAAGCAGCTTTCAAACTACGTTAAAAAAGTAATAATACCAAGACTAATTAACAGAATTGATAGCCTTTTAGAAGATGCAAAATCAACTAGATCAAAGAATAAAAAAGCAGAATTAGTTAAAAAAGCAGACCATTGTGATAAATCAATGTGCAAATATAATAGATTCATTAAAGATGAAGATAGCTATTTAACTAATTGGATTTTTGAAAGAGAACTTGATTCAGATGGTAATTTTAAAATATCAGTTGAGCCAATATGGGCTAATCAATATCTAAAAGATCTTTTTTGGAAGCAATATGATCATATTATATTTATGTCAGGTACAATATTAGATCCTAAAATGATGGGATTCTTAATGGGACTAAATTCTGAGGAATATACATATCTTTCCCTTCCGTGTCCTTTTCCAACTGAAAATAGGCCAATAATCTACTTAAAATTTGGTAAAATGTCTTATTATGATAAGACTCAAACCTTTAAAAGATCAGTACCAATTATTAAGAAAATACTTGAAAAGAATGTAAACAATAAAGGAATAATACATTCTGGAAATTATGAATTTAACAATTGGATATCTAGATCAATTAAAGACCGCAGATTATTAATCCACGATGCATCTACTCGAGAGAAATCTTTGAATCATCATCTAGAATCTAAATTAAACACCGTCCTAGTTTCTCCTTCTATGATAAATGGAATTGACCTAAAGGATGAATTATCTAGATTTCAAATAATATTAAAGGTTCCTTTTCCAAATTTAAGAAGCACTAAAATTAAAAAAAGACTTGAAACCAATCCTGATTGGTATAATTGGAAGACCTCGATTGATATTATGCAATCTTATGGAAGATCAATTAGAAATGACGAAGACTGGGCAGAAACATATATATTAGATGAGTGCTTTGATCAAATATTAAATAATAAGATAGTTCCTAAATACTTTTTAGAAGCTTTAAAAACAAAAAAATTAAAATAAACTAAAGATATGAAAATCATCGGCGACCCAATATTAAGCTCGGTCTGCATCTTTATTTCTCAACTTATATTTGTATATTTAAGAACATTAAATGTTATATATACCTCTAAAAAAAATATAGTTGGAGCAGTCGTAACTGGAAATGGATTAGCTTTAGTATGGTTAATCTCTATTGCAATCGGAACTCACTCAATCATGAATGGAGAAATACTTCCTATAATTTCTTTTCTAATCGGTGGAACCATTGGCACGTATTTGGGTATTAAAAAGGAAATATCTAAAAAAGATTAAAAAATACTCATATTATAACATGGCAAAGCAAAAATCTATTGAAACAAAATATCAAAAGCTTACTGATGTCGAGCACGTTCTTTTAAGACCATCAATGTATATTGGATCAGTTGCAATACATACTGGAGATCAATATCTATACGACGGAGAAAAAGTAAGAATTGAAGAAGTACACTATAATCCAGGTTTCATTAAAATATTTGATGAAATTGTTTCAAATTCAGTAGACGAGCATCGTAGAAATCCAAAATTAAATGAGATTCGAATTACCATAAACCTAGATACTACTGAGATTTCAGTCTGGGATAATGGAGGAATCCCAGTTGAAAAGCATCCAGTTCATAAAGAATGGATTCCAGAAATGATCTTTTCAAATCTTAAGGCAGGTTCAAACTTTGATGACTCAGAGCAGCGCACTGTTGCCGGTACAAACGGAGTAGGATCTACTCTAACTAATATATTTAGTAAAAAGTTTTCAGTTTCTACATGTGACGGTATAAACAAATTCGAGCAAACTTTTACTGATAATATGGGCAAGAGATCCTCTGCCAAAATAAACCCAGCTAAACGCGGTTTTACAGAAATTTCATTTTTCCCAGATCTTGAACGTTTTAAAATGAAGATAATAGATGAGAATTCCTTTCAAATTCTATTTAAAAGATGTCTAGATTTAGTTGGATGTAACAATAAACTCACTTTAAAATTAACAAAGATTAAGGATGGAAAGAAGCAAGATTTCCTATTAAGGTTTAAAAGCTTTGAAGAATACATTCAATTATATGCAAGTGAATATTTCTTTGAAGAAACAAAAAATTGGAAGATCGGATTTGCCAAATCCGAAAATGGATTTCAAAATGTAAGCTTTGTTAATTCAGTACATACAAAGGATGGAGGAACTCATGTGGAATACATTACAAATCAATTAATTTCTCAATTAAGAGAAATGATTAAGAAAAAACATAAAGTAGATGTGAGGCCAAGTGATATTAGGAACCACTTATATGTTTTTATTGATTCCACTATAGTAAACTCATTTTTTAGTTCCCAGACTAAAGAAAAATTAATCACAGAAGTTAAAGACTTTGGAACTAAACATGAAGTTACTGATAAAATTGCAAAACTAGTCTTTAAATCCGAGATAATCCAATCTGTTTTAGATTGGATAGAGAAGAAACAATTAGCAGAAGAGAGAGCAGAACTTAGAAAATTAAATAAATCTTTAGATAGGGGTAGAATTCCAAAATTAATAGATGCTCAAAGAAAAGACGGTCGAGATAAATGTATACTTGGAATATACGAAGGAATGTCCGCCCTTTCTGCCGTTCGTAAATTTAGAGATACTCAATTAATAGGAGCATATCCACTTAAGGGTAAATTCATAAATGTTCATGAACTTCCAAATTCCAAGGTAATTCAGAATGAAGAAGTCAAAGGTTTAATGGGATCAATAGGTCTTAAATTAGGAGAGGATCCTAATAATTTAAGATATGGAAAGATTTATATTTATACCGATGCAGATCCAGACGGAAATTCAATTGCCGCCCAGTTAATCAATTTCTTTGCTAAATATTGGCCAGAAATGTTTGAAACTGGAATTATTTATAAAGTTATGACTCCGCTAGTAGTTGCTAAAAAAGGTAATCAAGTTCAAAATTTCTATACAAATCAGGAGTTTGAAAATTGGTCAAATAAGAAATCAACAAATGCATCCTCTTGGAATATTGAATATAAAAAGGGTCTAGCTGCATTAGAAGACGATGAATATGAAAATATAATTAAAGATCCTTTTGTGGTACAATTAAAACTAGATAAAGAATCAAAAGAATCTCTCGAGGCCTGGTTTGGAGCAGATTCTCAGCCTAGAAAAGAAAAATTATTAGATACCAAAACATATGAAAGTAACTGAAACTATCCGTCATCAGGACGGAGCATCTACTACTCGAGAATTTAATATTCCGATGAAAAAGTCAAATAGTGAAGTAGTATGGTCCCTTTCTCCAAAAGAAGGAGAAGAGCCTATCATCGTTAAAATATTAAAATCAGGCTGGATGGATCAAGGAGAAGAAATGTATCATGTTTTAACTGAATATGGAGCATATGAAGAGACATCATACTCTCACTTAAATAGATCTCAATTATTAGAGATTCATCCTGAATTTCTCGAAATTATAAATGATAAATTTCAAGACACGGTAGTAGAATCTTCTGATTTTTACAATATTCCTAACGATCAGGAAATAGGTAAGATCGTTCGAAGAAAATCGATTAATAAAAAATGAAAGTAATAATTGCAGGCGGCAGAGATTTCAGTGATTATTCCTTATTAAAGGAATCATGTGATCAGATTCTATCTAATTTGGATAATATTGAAATTGTTAGTGGTCGAGCAAAAGGAGCCGATTCTTTAGGAGAAGAATATGCTTTGGAAAATGGACATAATTGTAAAATATTTCCAGCAGATTGGGATAAATACGGAAAGGCAGCTGGCTATAAGAGAAATTCTGAAATGGCAGACTATGCAGATTTACTTATTGCTTTCTGGGATGGTACTAGTAGAGGAACTGAACATATGATCAATATTGCTGAGAAAAAAGGTTTAAAAATAAAAATAATAAATTATGAGAAAAACAAAAGCGGAAAAGCATGATCAGATCCTAACTGAGCTTTATCAATTATCATTTGCTGCTAGCGAACCGCCTGCAGACTTTAGTGAATTATTAAAAAATGCTAAAACTAATGAATTTGGCCAAAAGGTTATACCTTTCATGGAGCATGAATGCGAACAATCTGTTCTACAAGAAATATTCGAGTCAACTATGACCAAACACAAGATTAAGGGTAAACTTAAAGATGCATTCAGTTTTCAATTTTGGTTAGGATGTTCACCTAAAACTAAAAATCCACAATGATGACGTATTTAATAAAAATATTGTGGATAGTATCTAATAAGTCTGAGGAAATTGAAATATCTTCTGAAAATATTAAGTGGACAATGGAACAATATTCTAGAAATAGAGAACCTTTTCATTGGGAAATTGTAAAAATAGAAGATTAATAAAAATAATTATGAAAACTTTTATTTTATTCCTTTTTCCTTTATTATCCTTTTCTCAATCCAACTATATTCAATTGAGTGAATTTTCCGTTGTCACTAAAGATAGAGATACTTTATTTTTATTGAATGATGATATTGGAAATAAGATAAAAAACTCATGGAATACATATTCTTCTGAAGTTCAGGAAAATCCTCCTGTTATAATAATGGTTGCAGCTTTGCCACTTGCTACGAGAAAAAAATCCTTAGAAAATAGTCAATCGGGCAAAAATAATTAACTTTAATTCTTAAATTAAAGCCGTTAAAAAAGTATTTGAACAATGAAAATATCTACAATAACAGAATATTTAGATCAAGACTATAAAGAATACGCAAAATACGTTATTGAGAACCGAGCTATACCATCTGTGATCGATGGATTAAAACCAACTCAAAGAAAGGTAATATACGTAGCTGATAAGATTTGGAAGAACGGAAGTGAAAAACCATATAAAGTATTTCAGTTAACTGGTAGAATTGCAGCAGATGCCCATTACCATCATGGAGATGGATCTTTAAATAGTGCTATAATTGGTATGGCACAGAAGTTTAAAAATTCTATGCCACTTCTAGAAGAAATAGGCCAGTTTGGTTCCCTTAGATCTCCAGAAGCCGGGGCGCCTAGATATGTTTCTACTAAATTACATCAAAATTTTAGATTACTATATAAGGACTTTGAATTATTAAGCCCTAGATTGGAAGAGGGGTCCCAGATTGAACCTGAATACTTTCTTCCAATATTGCCTACAGTATTACTCAATGGTTCATCAGGGATTGCCGTTGGGTTTGCTACCAACATCTTAAATAGAAATCCTTTAGATCTCATAGAGTGCTGCGTAAATGAATTAGCTGGTAAAAAATACAGTGATCCTGTTCCATGGATTAATGGTTTCAATGGAACATGTGAAGCTTCGCCAGATTCTCAGAACTCTTGGATATTTAGAGGAATTTATGAGATTAAAAATACTTCAACTGTTCAAATAAAAGAGCTGCCGCCTTCAGTTACCTATGAAAAGTATGACGCACATCTAAATAAATTAGAAGATGATCGAAACATTGTATCATATGACAATAATTGTAAATCCAACATCAATTATCTTCTAAAATTAAATAGATCTACTCTTTCTGATCTTCAAAGAAGAAATAAGTTAGATAATTTTCTAAAAATGGAAGAAAAGCAGAGCGAAAACTTTACTGTCTTAGATGAATTTGGAAAATTAAAAATATTCAATAGCGCAACTGAAATTATAAAGTACTTTGTTGGCTTTAGATTGAATTTCTATCAAAAAAGAAAGGACTATTTGATTAATAAATTGACAGAAGAGTTAGATATTCTTTCCAATCGGGCTCGTTTTATTAAAATGATAATTGAAAAAAGATTAAATATTAACAATGTCCCAAAAGATGAAGTTATTGCTAAATTAGATAAAGAAAAATTTAGTCAAGTTAATGGATCATACACATATCTTTTGTCAATGCAAATTCATACCTTAACTAAAGAGAAATATGAAGAATTACTAGCAAATAAGGCTCAGAAGGAAGCAGAACTAGAAAAAATTAAAAAACTTGATCCTATTGATATGTATAAAGAAGATTTAAAGGAACTAAAAAAGGCGATCTCTTAATACTATTTTACCTTTAATTTAAAGGCAGTAACTGGGGCCACTCCTTTTAATTGAGTAATAGGTTCACATGTATGGACCTGTAACTCAGATAATAATCTACCTGATCTTTTTCTTTTTCCAGAATAACATCTATGCTTATAATCGATTATTTCTACCTTTAATCCGCTCTTTTCTATCCAATCCTTTATTCTACCTTCTTCTGCAGAATCTAGATCCCCGGTCCAACTAAATGCAATATCTCCAGATTCCCCAACTGTTGACTCCATCCTAGAAGCAGTATTTACTGTATTTCCAAAGTAATCAATTAACTTTTTACCTTGAATCATTACCTTCTTTTTATAAAGAGGTCCCTTGTGTATTCCTAATCTAATCTTAAGTGATTTACCTTTGATTTTAATTGGTTTTTTGCGAAGATCTAATTGTATTTCATGCGCAAATTTGATTGAATCCAGTAAAGAATCTTTTCCATCAAAGCCCAACATATAACTATCCCCAATAGTTTTAATTATTTCTCCTCTGTACTTTTTTATGATCGTTGAGATTCTATCTTCATGTTCCTTTAACGCATTAAACATTCCCATCTCATGTAGCTTCCATAATTTAGAACTGGATTCAACATCAGTAAAAAGTATCACTTGATCCTTTTCTTCAAAACTGTCTAGAGAATTTAAATTCTCCCAAATTGCATACGAATTAATATAATTGCTCATATAATAATATTTATTTAGCCTTCCTTAATTTTATATGAGTATTTAGTATAATATAATCATGGAAGTTAAAGTTAAATTAAAAAGCGATGAGGTTGAAGGCATGATAATAGTCTGCCGGACCTATATCGATCATTTAAACAAACAGGAAGAAGACGATACTATTAAATTAGTAAAATCTATTTTAACATCGTGTTCTAATAAATTTGAACGTGCCAGCGAAAAATCTAAAAAACGTAAATTTTTTAATCTAGTATAAATATGAAAAACAAATCAAAGAGGACTACCACGATTTCAGTGTCAATTAATTCTTTAGATCAACAAGAGAACCGATTGGTTAAAGATCTAGAAAAAATTAGAGAGATTAAGGATGCCCTATCAGTCTTGATGAAATATGATTATCAATTGACTAATATGGAACCTGAACCTACTCCTAAAATATCAATTGATCTAAATAAAAAACAATTAGACCAGTCTGGAAAAAATACAATATACCAGGCAAAGGATACCAAGAAAAAGATAATGAGAGTTATAAAATCTGAAGAAATAAGTTCTTTTTCTAACATTCACGAAGCGGTACTTAAGGGCCCGGACACTAAATATTCACCAAATACGGTAAGACAGTATCTTAGTGAATTGAAGAGATCTAATAAAATAAAATTCGATAAAGTATCGAAATCTTACTCGGTTGCATAGGCTCTGTGACTGTTTGCTAGACGAAGGGAGGAGAAGAATTTCTTCTCCCTTTGTAGTTTAAATAGAGAAATAAATTCTTATTTTTGAAATTTACTACAGATTCTGCGACTCATTCTAACTCTAGGATTCTCCCAATCTAATCCTAAGTCTTCATATTCTAACATAAAACCAAAACTTAGCAGTATTCTACGCGCAGTAAAAGGTTTCTGAGTCCAGTGCTTATATAGAGAAGCATTAAAACAATAAAGATCTCCTTCCTCTATTATAAATTTTTCATCTTCAATAAAGAATTCATAATCTTCCGCTAGGACGCTTATATTACACTTATGATTAATGTATCCGTCCTTTGAAGCATCATAGTGCTTACCTATAACTCCACCGTGATCCATGTCTACAGCTTGAAGAAAACAGTTCTTTTTTGGAATATCAGTAGTTTCACAAATTTTATCTATGATATCATGTATTATTTGAGGAACTTCTTCGATCATAACATGTCCACCCGATTGATAATTAGAAATCTCCTTAGTTTCTTGAGTTTTACTAATATCAAACATATAAGAATCTCCATTTATCTTAGAGATTAAATATCTTAAATGATGGTTATCTGGAACTATTTCCTGCTTCATAGAGCTCACCCAATCTATTATTTTAGACTGATCTTCTCTAGATAGAAAATTCTTAATTATTTTATGATTTTTAGACTCCATTTCTTTAGGAAATCTTTAGGTCCTCCTTCTTCAATAACACTATGCTCCTGTAAGTCAAGAATTTTCTTTTGACCTTCTTCATTCACTTCTAATGAACAGAACCAGTGTGTTGCAGGTTCTTTACCATCCTTTGAAACTGGGATATTGAGAACGGATTCCCCGGTTATAGCTTTTGCTTTTTCTCTAGCTGCTGCTATTTTTGAATCTTCACAAAGTATATTTAATCTCATGACTATTATTTTTTTAATCTATATAAGGAGCATCATTAAATTGATAGCTAAAGTCAGATAAATCATCCGATGTCCTAAAAGATTTCTTTTTTACTCCATTTAAGGTAAGCATATAACTTGTAAATTCTCGATAAAAGTCTATTCCATCAAAAACTTTATTATATGCATGAATTGAGGCTCTATCTCCAACTACATCAAAATTTTCATAGTCAACTTTCTCAGTATCTATTGAATATTCAAGAGTCCCATCTAAATTGAACATATCAACCCACCATGTTTCAGTATTACTTCTCCAGTTGGCAATTGCAACAAAATTAGGACCTACTTCAGTGTCAAACTCATCATATTCAACTTCAAATTGTGGACTTATTGTACGGTTTCTTGAGATTATTCTCCACTTATCTATTGATCGGTTCGTATCTATAATATTTCCAGTATCATACATATCATCTCCACCATCGTTAATTGAGCCATTATTACTATCAGCAGGTTCATCACTAAACCAGTATATTCTAGGTGATGGACCGTCATGCGCCGGTAAAACTCCAGTTATATTTTCATAATTAGCATTAAGGTCTAAGATTGCCGTAGATATACCTTTATTGTGAACTATTGCCAAATATTCCGTTACAATAGATGCAATATCCACATTTTCTATTCTATTGCCATCATCTTGTGCCATTAATAAATAATGTAATTTATTAACGGAGCTAGGTATATTAAAAATAACATGGGTATCGAAACGACTGTTTATGTCAACTGATTGTGTTGCTCCATTTGCATCTCCATCCAATATAATTATATGATTTATTGAAGGATCTCCTGCTCCAAATACTCTCTTTACAAATACTTTATAATTTGAACCTCCTACATTGGCAGCAAAGGTATAATTATCTACAATTCCATTGCCATCTGCTCCAAGATCTCCTCCAATTTTAAATGTATTAATATCAATTCCTTCTGCCTGCAAAACGAATAACCCTGGATATAGATTAGTAAAATATCTTGATCCTGCTCCAAAATTGTTTTCTGTCCCTAAAATCACTACTCCATCCATTGCAAAATCCTCTGCTTCTGAAACTTCTCCGGCAGAGGCAAATTGCGTATGAGTATAAGGTATATTTAAACTGTTTCTCTGTAGAATAACTCCCGCTGATTGAGAAAAATAGCTAGGATCATAGTGCTGTTGGGATCCGTAATTATTGGTAAATCTATCGATGCTAGTAAAATCTTCCGTTGCCTGATTTAAATACCATTCTTCACTTTGTGTCCGTATAGTTAATACGTCATAATCCCAATAAAAGTCAATATACTCCGGCTCTTCTTCAATAAAAAGTTCATATAATCTATCTCCTATTTCTGATAAGACCTTAACCTCTCTTCCTCCGCTTATTAATGTGAAATAGTATAAATGTCTATCTCCAACCATCTCTTGACTAGGATTTTCAATTTCATTTAATTCCACATTACAATTGGTGTGCTCAACAGTAGAGTCATCAAATAAACTAGTTATCCTAAGTCCTGTTTCTCCAACTGTAAATACACTTAAAAATCTACTTCCTACCAATACATCAGCTCCTAATTTAAGATTAGAACCTACTTCAGGTAGCTTATAGTCAAATGTATTGATTCCCTGTCCATTTATTACATAGAGTATTTTACATGCAGAAACTTCTTCTAATCCTTCGGAATATCCTTGAGATCTTTTTAATACTACAGCTGAACAGTTTGAATTTGTATAATCATTGTAACTAGAATTTGATATATTATTACGATAAGATGAAACATCTGGATAATCATTTCTATCCACTAACTGATATGATAAAGTATTTGAATATCCATTGTAAAAAATTACTAAATAATTAACATTAATATCTCCACTATTGTAAAATACACAGTTCCATTGATTTTGTCCGAAAAATGAAAAATTTCTATCTGTAAAATTCATAGCTGGAGAACCTGCCACGCTGTTTAATTCTAGTGATTCATCCTTAGTTCCCTCAGTTACGTCATATACGCTGATCTCTTCGTATAAATTAGTATTATTATTCAATTTAATAATTACTGCCTTTTCAGAAAAATCATTTAAACAAAACTGATAATATATATTTTCCTCAAGTGTAAGATCTCGTTCTAATAAAACAACAGGTCCTCCTGAATTTACGATACATATTCTTTCTTCAACTTCAGTTATTGCTCTAATTCCAAATCCATTACTACTAATATCACCTGTTCCAAGTGGAGGTACGAGAGATACTACATTCAATAAGAATTCCTCGTCATATCCTACTGTTTCGCCATCAAAATACCACATTTTGCTATCGTCTAAATCAGTTACTAGAAGCCATGAATATCCCAAATAATCGTATTGAAGATCGCCGGTATAGCCAGAATAAGTAGTAACTGTTCTAGTTTTAGTATCTATAAACCATAATACGTAATTATTTGAGTCCTCTCTTCCTTTAAAAATACATGCATACCCTTTTTGATTTATCGCAATAATTGATTCATTATCTAAATAATAATCTTCAGCAGATACCGTTGAATCAATTGGACCGATAAAATAATTTATGTCATAATCCTGTATATAATATTGCCAATTATTAGAATCAACGCTTCTTACCATTAGTAATTCGGTCTGTCTTGCACTAGATTGTGGAATTGTAGAATTTACATTTCCTCCAGATCCTGCTGCCGCACCTGGTGCATTTCCAGCTCTAGCTTGGGACATACGAACGGCTTGCTCGTATAGTGCCTCCTGTTCTAGTCTTGCTCTTATTGCTCTCTGCTCGGGAGACTCGTTTCCCCAATTAAATAATGACATAATTTAAACTTTTTATTTATTTATTTTAAAAAATGTTCACTAAATAAAAAAGGAGATCTTTTGATCTCCTTTCAAATAATTCAAGCTAATAATTAGAATACTCTTATAGATTCTAAGAATATAACCTTTCCTTCGGGATTTAGAAAATTAGAGTACTTATTCTCTATAATTTTCATATATTTGTCTAATATAATAGAATCCCATATATCTATAAATATAAAGTCGAATCTATCCTCAGTGTGAAACTTCCAAGCATCAAATCTTATTATTTCCCAATCGGGATTTAATTTATGAAAATACCTATCTATTATATCTTGATCTATTTCTACTATTACTGTTCGTTTAACTGCTTTAGGTTGAATTCTAGGCACCCAGGCAGAACCCATTCCGACATATAAGACAGATCCTTTAAATTCGTTTATTGGAACGTCCTTATACACTCTTTTTAATATTTCATCATCTTCATAATATCCCATGTGTTAAAAAACTTTAATAAAAAAAGGGAGACCTTTCGATCTCCCTTTATCTTTTCTTAATATAAAAATTAAGGAGTGTTTGAAGGTGCAACACCACCAGTAAGAACTGCTAAGTCACCTGTTACCTCCATATTTACATATTGAGTTTCAGGGTGCCATCCAGCTTCTGTGATAGCGTAACGAGATTTCATACCGATTTTTGGTGAGAAAGTACCTTCAGCAATAGTCTGAAGACTTTCTGCCATGATGTAAGGCATGAATTTAACTCCAGGCTCTTCATCAGCACCTTTACGACCGATACAAATTCTAGTATCACCAAATCTTAAGTTAGGATCTACGTATACTTGTACTCCGTAAACTTTACCAGCAGGGTAAAGGTTACCAGCAACTCCAGCCATATCAGTTGGAACTTGTGCGATTGAGTAACCAGCAACATCAGCAAGAGCAGAAGCTACGCGTCCGTTAGTGATCATGAATGTACCTGCACCAAATCTACCTCTGTGGTAAATCAAGTTAGATAATTCAAGAATTTTAGTTACTAATCTTCTCTGTAATGTAGAAACGTTTTCGAATCCACCAGTACCAGCAGTAAGATCAAGAGTTGTGATTCCAGAACCTTCAACCAAGTTAACTGTAGTATTGTGAGTATCAGCTAAAGTAAAGATTCTGTCGATCAATCTCTTATTGATTGTTTGAGCTAAATCATTAACTGCAACGTTCTCTAACATAGAGATTACGTCATAATTCCAAACTCGGTTCAAGTCTTGGATTTGCTCAACTGTTGCAGAGATAGCAACCTGATCTGTCTCAGCCTCGATGAATTTAGTAAACATTCTAAGACCCATTTGACGGAATCTAGAATTTTCACCAGCATTTCTATCCATTGATCCATTTACGTTTCCTGTTCCAGGAAGGTAAGGACCGCTGAACGCAGTACCTGCGTAAGCAGCATCGCTAGTTCCAGAGAAACCAGAAATATGGTTTTCCAAAGCAGATACTAATTGAACATCAGCAGAAGCGATAGTTCTAGCAGGTGCACCACCAGAACAAGCAGTACCACCAACAGCAGAAATTATTTTTCCGTTCAAGTCAGCTGCAACAGTGTTAGATGCATCATCTTCAACTTTTAAAATCAAGTGACCATCTACTCTTGAGAATCCTACAAAGGTATAAGTTCTAGCTGGAGCAACTGTAAAAGCAACTGCATTGGTACCAGGGAAAGTACCACCAACTAAGTCAGTCTCAGTAATTCCTTGAATTTTAACCATATAAGGTTCAAATTCTGAATCTAAGCGACCGCCTGTGTAAAGATAATCTAAGTAAGGAAGGAATCCTACTGGAGAATCCATAGGAACAACTGGAACTAGGTCGAAACCGATAGTTTTAGCTGCAACTTGGATCGCTACAGGAAGCAATGAAGGGAATTTATCCCCTGATCCTGAATCAGAATAAGATCCTTTGATTCCACTTGAAAAAGGTGTTTGCCCGGCTAAAGGGGCTACTGGGTTACCCATTCCTGGAAGAGCTCCTGGTGTTTGTAAGAATTGACCTGGACCTGCTTGCTCGAAAATCGGATTGCTATTATCGAAAATAGCGTGATTGTGAGCATATTCAGCTAACCAAGGTGTCTTGTCAACATTTGCACCATACCCTTCTAAAATAGGCTTCCACGTGTTTGTCAAACGATTGTCGTTTGAGCGTCTAAAAATTTTTGTACGTGCCATTTTTTAAAATGATTTTTTTTATTTGCGATACTGTGCTCCGCGCATTAAAGTATCTAGGTAATTAGAGGTATATCCTCTTTGATGCTCAACTATCCGATCTACGGATATCATACCTTCTGTACCTTGGCTTTCGTTAAGCTTATGCATTTTAGCATTATTTTTCTCTAATTCAACTCTTTCATTAATTCCTCTTAAATCTTGTTCGTCCCAAAAGGCTCTAACTTGATAAGAAGTATTCAATGTATAAAGTTGAGATTTAGCATGAATTCTATTTTTCTCTGACTCATTCATTAAATTCCAAACTGGTTTATATTCGTCTGGCATAAATCTAACATGAGCAGGGATGTGTTGCATTTTATTATCTACTACTGATTCGATTATTCCTAAAACATCTGCTTCGGTAAACCAAATTGCAGCTCCTAAAGTTTCAACCACTGATTGTTTAGTAGCAGTATCTAATTTATAGAATCTTTCTCTGTTATTCTCATTCATAACCTTTAAGAAAGGATATCTTGATTCTAATACTTTTTTAGAAGAAGTTGAATTAACATTAGCAATAACTTCATCAACTTTTCCAATTAATTGATCTACTGATTGAGACTCGTTCAATTTAGAAGCTCCGCCTAATACATTTCTTTTAGCAACATCTAAACCACTATTTAATTGTTCTGCTAAGTACTCAGTGTAGCCGATTCCCTGAGCTGATTTTTCAGCAACATATTGCATATAGTCTCTGTTAATATTGATGTTCTCAGAAAGATATTCAGCAAATTCAATTCCTTTATTAGCTCCTTCAGCAACATACTCAGTGTATTGAATTCCTTTATCTACTTCTTCAGCAAGATAGTTTTGATAGTTAATTGAACTATTTAAATTCTCCTTGATATATTCAGTATAATTAATTGTTTGATCCAATTTCTCTGCGATATAATCTTGATGTTGAATGCTCTTATTTAATTTTTCTCCAACATAGCTGCTGTATTCGATTGCGTTATTAGTAGTCTCAGCTATATGCTCAGTATACTTAACTGACTTATTAACCATTTCAGATAAATAGTCTGAATAGTTAATTACTCCTTCTAAGTGTTCCGCTAAATAATTAACGAAACCTGCTAATTTAGCAACGTCTACGTCTTTACCAGAAACGCCATTAGATTCGAAAATCTTTTTTTGATTCTTCAATTCAGACTTAATACTGTTAATTTGTTCTTTTACGAGATTCGAATATTTATTCATTGAATCCGCTGTTACAAACTGATCGGCCATTGTGTTATTATTTTTTTGTGTTTGTATAGAATTCTCTAAAACTGATTCTATAGGATTATTTATTTTATAGATTGATACATTTTCACCAAAACTAAAACTTTCAGAAATATCAACTAATCCGTTCTTATTTACAAAAGATTCTGATTTAAGATGATCGTAACTTTCAGTTAACATTTTGAAGTTAGTTTTAAGAGATTCGCTTACTGTTTCTTTAAGAATAGCTTCAGTAAATCCAGGTTCTCCAACTAAATCATATGTAAAAATTCGGTGTAATTTAACTTTACCCTCATTTAATACCTGACCTGCTGCTCTAGAAGAAATAGAAAGTCCAACACCACCTTCTAAGAGAGCCTTTGCAATTTTTCCATTTGGAGTATTTTCTAGGATTCTTAATCTGATGTTTACTTTATTGCCACCATCGTAATCTAATCCCTCAATTATGTGAGATGCACTCTTAAGAGTAACATCAAAATGAGGCGGGTGATCTAGGTCTCCAACTAATTGCTTCTTAGAAATTTTATCTTTTAAATAACCTAAATGAGGAAGATATTCGTCTTTCTCATAAACTCGGTTATTATTATTCTTTGCTCCAAAAACGGCACAAACACCTTCTAATACAATATTATTAGGGGCATTGTTTCTTACCATTAGATCCTCACCTACGTTTTCAACGATTAAAACAACATCACTGTTGTTATATGAGGAATTGTTTGATAGATTACTCAAGAGTCCTTGATTTTTTTATTATTTATATAGGACTCTTATGAAAAAAAATAAAATTATTTGTAATATTTACGATAATAATTTCTCCAGGGCATTTAAATCTTCCCCAGTTAAATTAGATAAATCAGGCGGAATGATATTAAATTTTATAATATAATTACCGATTTCCCCTTCTTTACTTAGAACCCCCTGGTCCTTTAAATTTAATTTTATATCATTTAATCTATTTGGGGAATTTACCTCAGCCTCGTAGGTTTTATTAAACATGGTTTTTATCCGGATTTTGTTACTAGGCAATATTACCTTATATAGAGGGACATCTAATTCCTGTATAATATTATTACCTTCTAACTTAATACCTTCCGGTAATTTAATCTTTACTGTTAAATGATAATCCCCAAAAAGCAGGATATTTTCCCTCTCTCCCCACATGTTAACTCGAGTATGTATATCCTCATTTCCTAATTTTTCTAACCGAATTTTGATTAATAATTCTCCTCCTTCTTCAGAAATATTTGCATATTTTTTTCTAAGATTAAGATGAATGTTTAATGTTTTTTCTTCTTCTGATTTTATTAATTCGCCTGAAACCATGGATCTTGAATAGGAAACTTCAATTGGCTTACCTTCGATCGCGTTTATTAGATCTACATCAATCGATCTTTTTATATCTAAATATCTGGAATCTGGGGCCCCTTTAGAGGATCGAGTATAGGTTCGCTGCTTGAATCCTCTACCGAAATTTTCTTGATTTTCAAAATCTTTTGCAAATCCATTTACCCAGTCGTCAAAACCAAAAGTTCCGTTTCTTCCACCTGGCGACCTCTTTAAATCGTATTCTTTTCTCTTAGCCGGATCAGATAAGACAGTGTATGCCTCAGATATTTCTTTAAAAGATTCTTCTGCCTCTTTGTTAGGGTTTTTATCTGGGTGGAATTCCAGAGCCAGTTTTCGGTATGACTTTTTAATCTCAGAATCAGTTGCATCCTGAGACACCTTTAATATTTTATAATAATCTTTCAAATTTAACGTAAACTTATTTTATTTAATATTGTATAAGAAAATAAACTTAAGGTTTCGAAATGCTACCTAAAAAATTCACAGAGTTTCATAATATTCATAAGGATGAAAAGATAATTGTATGCGGATGCGGAATTTCCCTGAAGCAATTTGAGCCTCATCACAAGAATTTTATTACTATTGGAGTCAATGATGTACCTGCACTATTTAATCCTACCTATCTTCTAGTTACTGATCATCCTAACCGATTTAATGATAATCGGAAGAAATTAATTAATGAGGCTGAAGTCAAGGGACTATTGACTTGTGTTAGCGGTTGGAGAAATCCAAAAATAATACATTTCGATCTTGGAAAAAAAGGAGCCAGTAATCTGGATGATCCGTCTAAAGTAGATCATTTCTTAAATTCTCCTTACACTGCGATTAATATTGCATATAAAATGGGAGCCCGGGCGATTGGAATGATAGGGGTAGATTTTACAGAAGGGCACTTCTATTCCCCTAAGGACGGTCAGCATTCTCTTGCCAGAATGGGATATCTTAAAGATCTTAGGGGTGGATATTCTATAATTAAACATGAACTTGAAAAGAGAGGGGTTCCTCTCTATAATTTAAGCAGCGCTAGTCAGATTGATACTGTGCCAAAAATAACCTTGGAGGAATTTATGAAACTATGAAAATAATAATACCAGCTAGAATGGGATCTAAAGGACTTCCTGGTAAAAATAGAACCCTATTTAGACACACTGCTAATACAATACCTAATGAATATAAAGATCACGTAATAGTATTAACAGATGATCCTGAAATTCATAAATTAGCTCGGGAATATAAATTCCAATCAATTGAAAGATTAGAAGAGACCGCAACCGATGAGGCCTCAATGAAATTTACCCTAAATTGGGCAACAAATTATCTCATACTTACTGGAAAATTAGAACAGGGTGAAGAAATTATCCTACTATATTTAACCTATCCGGAGAGAAAATGGTCTGATATTGAGAGGGCTCTTGATTTTTATCATCTAAATGAGGCCAAGAGTCTCTTATGCAAAAAGGAGATAGAACATACCCCTTTTCTAATTTTAAAAGAGGAGGAAGACGGTCGAGGATCTCAATTATTTTGGCATGATTTATATAGAAGACAGGATTATCCTAAATGTTTTGAATTATGTCACTTTATAGGCATATTCAATTCAAGTATGATAAATAGTTTAAATAACAATCTATACAATAATCAAACAATGTTTTTTCCTGTAAATTCTCCAATTGATGTAGATACTCAAAAAGATTTAGATAAATTAAATGAAAATATATAACGACCTTTGCGCAATAACCGAAGCTAGCAACATGTGCTTTGCCAACTCAAGGCTAGCAATATCAACCTTTATTAAACATAATACTTGGTTTGAAGGAACTGTTATAGTATTGACTTTAAAATCAAATCCCTTAACATCTGAAAATATAAAAAATATAAATCTTTTATATGATAAGATCGAAATATTGGAAATACCTGATGATGATCTGATATTAATTAAAAATAGGATTTCTAAAAAGGGATGGAATTCAAATTCATTATTAGAACATCTTTATCTAAAGGCATTCGATATTAAATCTCAAGGAAGCATATATTTTTCAAGAAATGTATTTTTTCAAAAAAATATTTCCTCATTCTTAAATGACAACAAACTATCTGTTACTATATCTTCTCAAAAATTTCCATCTCTAGATACTGAATCTATCGAATTAATAGATCATTCACTGATGTATATTCCTTCAAATATAATCAATATGAAAATAAGACCAATATTGGAGGAAAATCTACTCGGGGATAATATATTTAAATCAGATGCGGTATCTAATTCTCTAATTAAGGTTATTACCCTAGACAGAATAAAAAGATTCAGCAATCAGTATTTAATTAGCTCTTCTAATTTTCCAAATCATAGATATACTGAATTTATTAGATATCAAAAAGGAATCTATGCAGTTAAACTGAACACAGGCGAACTTGGGGGTCAAAATTATTCCAGAATTAATACATATTGGAATCATTTAAATAAATCTGTAATTGATGATTTACATAAGCCTAGAGAATATAAAAGAAGTTTACCTTCCATTCCAAATAAAATCATAGAACCTAAAAAGCACCTTAATATTGGAAACTTAAATCCTAAATCTGGAGTAAAGATTAATGATCTAAATATTGCCTTATGTACAATATGTAATAATGAGTTTATAGATGGGTTAATGGTAATGTTATCTAGCTTCCTACGAAATAATGTTTGGTTTAAAGGAAAGATTATCGTATATTATCATAATGAATATTCTCCTATATCAATCTCAAATATGAATAGAGCAAAATCTATATACGAAGATATAGACTTCAAGCCAGTTAATGTATCTCAATATCAAAAATTAATAAACAAATTCTTAAAAATGAAGAAGGCTCAGAGTAGATTGATACCTTCTCTTTTTACATTTGAAGTTTTTGAGGATATTAAATATTTTGATAAAATATTATATCTAGATTCGGATATGTTAGTATTAAATGATATTTCCGAGATATTTAAATTGAATCACGATATAGTAGTTACTCCGGATGCAGGTGAATATATTAAAAGGGAATATTCCACATTTAATGGAGGATTTTTGCTACTGAGTCATTCGATATCAGATAAAGAATATAAGAAAAAATTAATCGATCACGCGGAAACCATGAAGGATATGGTACTTGCCGATCAAACAATAATGAATTCATTTTTTCCAGGAGGCATTCCAATGCTAGGAATAGAATATAACTGTTTAAAGAGATGTTTTCCCGATAATAAATTTAATCAATTTAATTCGAACATAAAAATTATACACTATGTTGGTTCTAAACCATGGGATCCTTCTAAATCAGATTTTGAATCGAGATATAAAAAAATAGAGGATCTTTGGAAAAGAGAACTTAATTTGCTAAATTTGAGTTTAATTAAAAGTAAAAGCGATAATAAGATAGCAGTAATGTGCCACATATATTATATCGATATCTGGCCAGAAATTAAAAATAATTTAAATCAATTAGGATTTGAATTTGATCTATATGTCAGCTTATGTATAGATAATCCAAGCATTGAACTTGAAATATTAAGGGATTATCCATCTGCTCAAATCAGTAAAGTTGAAAATAGAGGTTCGGATTTTGGAGGATTTTTTGAATCCTTAAATTTGATTTTCAATAACAATTTAAAGTACGATTGGATTCTTAAAATTCATTCTAAAAAGAGCAAATTGATAAATGAAAGAAAAGGAGAATCTTGGAGAAAAAATTTATATACTAAACTAATAATAGATGCAAAGTCTAAAATAATAAATAACTTCTCTAATGATGAAATTGGAATGATTGGAGATAAAAGATATTTAATTGGGATGTCATCCTTTGATAATAAAGCAGGAAAAAATGTAAACGCTGAGAAAATAAATATTTTAAGAAGGAGATTTAATGTTAATGATTCTACTCTTAAATTTTTTGCAGGGTCAATGTTTTGGATGAGATTTGATCTTCTTGAACAGGTATTTAAAGAAAATAGAATTACTTCAAATGATTTTGAATTAGGTCATTTACCTGATGGAACAATGGCACATGCAATGGAGCGATTTATTGCTAATATAGTTAGAGATGCTAATAAAAAAATATTAGGAATATGATACGTCCAATTTCTAATCTTAAGAATATACATAGGGGTTCCGATATTTACGTGATTGCCTCAGGTCCATCATCTGATCATATTGATCCTTCTTTTTTTGAAGGAAAACTAACAATTGGAGTCAATCAAGTATATCGAAAGTTTAAATGTAAATACCTAGTTCGAAAGGAAGCATCTTACATAAAAGAATCAATCCAATCTGGAGCTGAAGTCATATGTTCTTTATGGGACAGTGGAGACATAACAAAAGGAAAAAAGAAAAAGAACCAAGAAGGCAATGAAGGCCTTAATTTTTACGTGTTCGATCATAATGAAAATCGGCACACTCAAATTGATTTTTCCATCTTAGGTTCTGATAAAATAATAGTTAGTTATTCTACAATAACTTCTGCAATACATGTGGCAGCTTACATGGGAGCAAAAAA